TTCGTGTCGGCCAGGTGGCGGCGGTGTCGGGGGTGCCGTTCTGGTCGGCGAAGCAGTGGATCGTGACCGGGGTGCAGTTCCCCTTCGACGGCGGCGAGACACCCGTGAGGGTCACGTTGAACGAGGCGAAAGACCCGGTCCCGGCCGCGCCGGGCGGCGTTCCGCCTTCCCCGCCGCAGTCCGACCCGACGGGCCGGCCGCCGCAGGCGACGAACCTGCAGTTCGTCGACATCGCTCTGACCCAGGTCGGCGTGCCGTACGCGTGGGGTGGGGAGACCGCCGGCGCCGGGTTCGACTGCTCCGGCCTGGTCCAGTGGGCACTGCAGCAGCTCGGGGTCAAGTTCCCGAGGACGACCGGCGAGCAGTACGCGGCGTGCGCTGCGATCCCGGGGGCGGACAAGGGGCCGGCGCTGGCGGCGCTGATCCGCGGGTCTCTGCTGTTCGTGGACGGCGGCGGGGTGAAAGCCGGCGAGCATGTGGCGATAAGCATGGGCCAGACCCGCAACGGTGACAGCGAGGTCCTGGTGCTGCAGGCCCCGCACACGGGGGCGAAGGTCGGCACGGCGTGGGTGAACATCTCCTACTTCAACGAGGGAGCAATCGTGCCTCAGCTGAACTACGGCACTCAGGGCGGCGGCGGTGGCTAGAGGGTCGTCGCAGTCGGGGCTGTTCGCCCCGCAGACCGGGGTGGTGACCACCGGTGCCTATACCGGCCTGGACGGCAACACCTACGTCGACGTGAAACTGGACCGGTCCGGGCTGACCGTGCATGCCAGGGCGTGCTACACCGCGGCTCACGCCACCACGACCAGCCCGGTCGGGTATTACGCGGTCGGTGACACCGTCTCGGTGCAGGTGCTGCCGAACGGGTCGGCGTTCGGGGCGATCGTCCACGGCGTGCTCATGTAGCCCATAGCGGCGACTTTCCCGGCCGACCCTCCGACGATGGCAGGTGATGGGCGCCCAGATCTTCTCGATCCCGTTCCGGCTCACCGCCGCCGGGACTGTCGCGACTGTCGAGCAGGGATCGGACCGGGCGAACGCCGAGCAGATCGGCGTGCTGTGCACCACGATCATCGGTGAACGGGACCTGGTCCCCGGGTTCGGGTTGACCGACCCGGCGTTCCGGGGGATCCGAGCCGGGGAGCTCGCAGCGAAGGTCGCCCGCTGGGGGCCTCCGGTGAAGGTCACGTCGGTGTCGTCGCACGTGGTGTCCGCTACTGAGACGGACGTAACCGTCGGCTTCTCCTGATGTCCAGCCCCGACATCTCCAGCTATGTCGACCTGACCCTCTACGACTCTGACCCGTCGACCCTGGTGAACCGGATGGTCCTCAACGCGCAGCAGCTTCTGTCGGACTGGAAACCGGCGGAAGCGTTGACGGAGATGGCGGTCGCGGAAAGCCTGGCGCTGGTCATCGCCGAGCTGGTGTACGCGGCGAACCGGCTGCCGTCCGCTACCGTCCAGACGCTGCTGCAGCTGTTCGGGATCACCCGGGGGGCGGGTACGGCGGCCACCGCGACGGTGACGGTGAACATTGCCGGGACGTCCGGGGCGACGATCCCGGCGGGGACGCTGCTCGAGGTGCAGTACGGCTCGCAGGCGTACGTGTTCTCGACGACCGCCGCGTTGACTATCCCTTCGGGGTCGTCGGCGGGGACCGCCACCGTGGCGTGCGCGACCGCCACCGCGGCGGTGAACGGGATCCCGGCCGGCACGTCGCTGACCGTCCTGTCCCCGCAGCTGGCCGCTGTGAATACCGTCGTATTCGCGGCCGCCCCGGCCGGCGGCGCCGACCCTGAGACCGTCTCGGCGTGGCTGAACCGGGGGATCAGTCGCCTGCAGGGGATCACCACGGCGCTGGTGACCGCCGACCAGTTCAAGGCTGCCGCTCTGAACGTCACCGTCGCTGCCGACGGGAACTTGGTCTATGACGCCGACTTCGCCCGGGTGTTGAGCGGCACCGGGTCGTGGAAGCTCGGCGGTGGCGGCACCTACGGGACAGCGAACGGCGACTGGCAGGTGCCGGCCGCCGGCCTGTGGGAGTACCTCGGCACCGGGGCGGCCGCCGGCTACCAGCACGCCGAGTCGCAGATCATCAACGTCACGCCGGGTGTCACCTACACCCTCGCAGTGACGATCGACGCCACGAACGTCACGGCCGGCCAGCCGGTGTGCGCCGTCTACGACCCGACGGTCGCCACCGAATACGTGGGGGTGTCCGCGCCGGCAGGGCGGCCGGCGACGGCGATGACCGTGCCGTGGACGTGCCCTGCCGGCGTCACCCAGGTCCGTGTTGTCATCGACACCAACAATGTGACGGTCACAGCCGGCCAGCCGGTCAAATGGTCGGCTGTCAGTCTGCTCGCCGTCGGCGGCACCATCACAGCCGCGACCCGGGCGACGGTCATCGACAACTGGGATCCGACCCTGTCGGGCGGGGCCGGCGGCGGCGCCGAAGGGTCGGTGACCGTCGCGGTGATGGGCCCGGGCGGGGTGTTCCTCACCGACGCCCAGAAGACGGCGTTGCAGTCGGCGTTGGCCGCTTCAGCGGTCGCCGGTCTGGCGATCCATGTCGTCGACCCGACCGTCGACCCGGTGAACGTGACCTGCACCGTCTGGCAGCAGCCGGGCTACTCCGCCGCCCAGGTGAGAGCGAACGTGCTCGCCAACCTGACCGCCGCTACCACCACGGGCGGGGCTGGGATCTCGACCGACACGTGGGAGTGGGGCGCCACGCTGCGCCTGTTCGACCTGGTCACCGCCATCCGGACCGCTCCCGGCGTCGCCTACGTCCCGTCCGTCGCCACCCCCACCGCCGACATGTCTCTCGGCGGGACCGCCCCGCTGGCGGCTCTCGGCACGGTCACCATCAGAGTGGAAGGACCCTGACCGATGTTCACCAACTACCTCGATCAGAAGCTCCTCCAGCACGCGTTCGGCGGGCCCGCCTGGACGCCGCCGGCGACGGTGTATGTGGCTTTGTCGTCGTCTGCGCCGACCCAGCAGCCGGCCGGCGGGTGGAACGTCACCGAACCGGACGGGACCGGCGGCTACGCCCGGGTGGCGCTGGCGAACAACAACACCAACTTCGTGCCGGTCACCGCCGAACCGCTGTCCGGGTTCCGGATCGCTGTCGCCCCGCAGATCTCCTTCCCGGAGTCGACCGCCCCGTGGCTGGCCGGGAACCGGCTCGGCTACTTCGGCCTGTTCGACGCTACTACCGGCGGGAACCTCCTCGCTTTCGGGCCGCTCAACCCGTCCGTCCAGGTCGAAGGGCCCGGCTACATCATCCAGTTCCCGGAGAACCAGCTGATCGCGAGCATCACCTGAGATGACTGCCTACACGTTCACCTGGGATGTGTCGGCGTGGGGGACGGCGTCGGCGACGTGGTCCAGTCCCGGTGTCTACGACGAGAAGCAGGAGCAGATCGCGGCGGCGACCGCCGCGATGCTCGGCTCCGACGCCGCGGTCATCCGCACTTCGGGGTTGGCGGCGGCGGTCACGGCCGCGTCCGCCCAGGTCGGCTACGTCGCCTATGTCGACCCGGGGAACACCGGGGTGTACGTGTCGGCCACCGCTGCACGGGTCTACAACCGGCTGCCCGCCCGCTACCGCGACGATGACGCGCTGGTCGGAACGTTCCCGCTGCTGCGCTGGCTGGCGTCGCTGGTCGACCTGGCCGGCGACGTCGAAGGGTATCTGAACCGGTTCGCCGACCCGACCCGCTCGGCGCTCACCGACCCGGCGTTAGCGGACGCGGCGTGGCTGTCGTGGCTCGGCCAGTTGGTCGGGATACGGGTGGAGAACCCTCCCGGCGACATCCCCTCGGCACGCCAGCAGATCGCCGCGGCGGTATGGGGCGCCCAGCCGGGCACCCGCGCCGGGATCGTCGCCGCTGTCCAGCAGATCCTGTCCGGCACCAAGACGGTGACGGTCACCGACCACTACTCGGGCGACCAGTGGAAGATCCAGGTCTCGACGCTTACCGGCGAGACCCCCGTGTCGCCGGTGGGTGCGGTACCCGGCTACACCGGGTTCGTGTGGGGGACCTCGGTGTGGGGGGAGACCACCGAATGGGCGGAGCCGGACCTGGTGCTGTTCCAGATCGCCCAGTCCCGAGCGAAGCCTGCCGGTTTCACCCTCGTCCACACCTTGAGTTGAGAGAGCCGCCTTCATGTCATTCGTTAACCCGGACTCCATTCACCGCCCAGCGGACGGGACGATCGCCCCGTCCGCGTGGGGCGACACGATCAATGACGACCTCAACTACCTGGCCGGGCAGGTGTCGACGTTGAACACGAATCTGACGGCGGCGAACTCGAGCATCGCTGCTGCGACCTCGAACGACCTGGCCCTCTACTGGATGGGATGACGCATGTCGACTTACACGCCGACCAAACTCAGTGACGAGGCGTTGCCGACCACGTCCGGCACGCTCTATACCGCTCCGGGCGGGGTGATCGTCAAGGAGATCGTCCTCGCCAACACCAACAGTTCGACGGTGACGGCGACGGTCAGTTTCGATGGGCTGGCGCTCGTCCCGGCTGTGACGTTGACCGCCAACTCGGTCACGGTCCTCGACCTGTCGAAGGTGATGGTCAACGGTGACACCCTCACCGGGTTCGCCTCGACGACCGGTGTCAACTGCTTCGTGTCCGGGGTGGTGATCTCCTGATGGGCGTCACTAGGCTTCCGGCCGGCGGGTCGCTGAACCTCCAGACCTTCATGGCGTCGGGCATCTTCAACGTCCCTGCCGGCGTCACTGAGGTCGAGGTCTTCCTCGTCGCAGGCGGTGGGGGAGGTGGGGCCGGCGCCGCCTCGGGCTCCGCAGGCGGTGGTGGTGGTGGGCAGGTTATTCCCTGGATGCCGGTATCCGTTACGCCGGGTGCGGGAGTAACGGTCGTCATTGGCGCTGGTGGGGCGGGGAATAGCACCGGAACTGGGGCCAATGGCGGGGACTCGACATTTGGATCGTTAACAGCGCTCGGCGGCGGCGGCGGCGGCTATGGCGCCGCCCCCGGTCATGCTGGCGGCAATAGTGGGGGATCCGGCTCCAATGGCAGCAGCCTCATTTCCCCTGCTGCCCCCTTGGCAGGTCATCCCGGTGGCCTTTCTGGGTCCTTCAGCGGCCAACTCTTTTCCGGAATCGTTGCGGGTGGCGGAGGGGGCGCCGGAGGGCCCGGTTACCCGGATAGGGCATACGGCGGTTCTGGCAGCAGTTCTCTGTACGGTCCGTTGCCCGCGGGCGGCGCAGCCCTGTACGGATACGGTGGAGGTGGCGGCCCCGGCAACAACGTCGACCTCACACCTCTATCGGGTGGGCAGAACGCCGGGAACGGCGCCCCGAAGGGAGGGTCCGCCGGGGGCAATGGCACGGGCGGCACTGGCGGCGGTGGCGGCGGCGGCACTAGCGGGGGCGCTGGCGGGAACGGCGGATCGGGCATCTGCATCGTGAGGTGGTACTCCTGATGGCCAACTACGCAGTCGTCGAGAACGGCACGGTCATCAACATGATCGTGATCGAAGACACCAGTTTCATCGCCCACTACCAGTCGGCGAACCCGGCCTACTCGTGCATCGACACGGCCGGGATCGCACCGGCGCCCGGGATCGGCTGGAGCTACACCACCGCAGGCGGGTTCACGGCCCCGCCGACACCCGCCAGCCTTGTCGCCAACCCGGCCCGCATCCCCCCCGACGGAACCACCGCCTCCACCGTCACCTGGACCGCTACCGAAGGTGCCACAGCGCCCGCCCAGGTCACATTCGACATCAACGGCACCCCCAAGACCGTGAACACGGCCAACAACCAGGCGGCCGTCGAGGTCACCTCCACCACCGCCGGAGAGACCATCACCGTCACCTGCGAAGGCCTCACCGCCACCGTCACAGTGTCATGATCGAAATCGCCGGGGTCAGATATCCGGAGATGGCCGACTCCATCACTCCCGCCAACCTGACCAACCTGCCGTTCGAAGCCGACGCCTTCCTCGGATATGTGGACGGCCGATGGCCGGACTATGCGGCCATCGCCGCCGCCCACGGGAACAAGCCGTGCTACGGGCTGACCGTGTTCGG